GCAAATTGGAACTTACAGAAACGAAACGAGTACAGACCATGCTTAGATTTAGCAACTTCCGAGAATTCAATCTCAGGATAGTTGAATCTGAAGCGGTCAATATCGAAGGCAATCTTCAAACCTGCGTCGTCGGGGTAGTCGCATGGAACAAGTTTTACCTTGATTCCATGACTACGGCACAGTTGAGAGAAGTAACGGAAAACACGTTTCTCATAAATGTACGACAGGTGACCAAAATACTGAATGTATTTTGCAATCACTTTGTTCATACATATATAGAGCCACGGTTCGAAATTACTTTTCCTGTGCACGTGTGGGGCCTTGAAATATATAGGCCTCACGTTCCGCCCACGATAGAAATCACTACCGCAGGATTCTCTAAAACCCGGTTTCAACGAGTAAAAGGATTTCTCCTTATTTACAATGAAACCGACACTTTCTGTAACCTCAATAAATAGAGGCGCTACAGAAGATGATAGGATGCAGTCATCCCCGAACACTGACACCTTTTTTCGATCCTGAAACTCAGGAAAGGAAGATGGCGCATTGTTATAACGGAGATGGCAAGCCATACCTAGGCTATAGAAAACCAGCAATTCAAGCGGGAAAGTTCCCGCATTACCCATAGTGCTAAACATATTAGTCTCCACGTAAGAACCGTTAATACTGATTCTTCGTGAAGTACATAAGTCTAGCGCTTGAAACCAACAAGGAGGAATCAACCACCTAAGAAAGTCTCTTGAAACACAATCAGAAGCAGAACTAAAGTCTATCGTGGCTAAATCGCCCGTTATAGATCCTAGCAAAGCAAGTCGACTGTGTTCAGAGGGAAGAGTTGCAACATCTAAACCGTAAAATTTCAAACGGCTGTACATCATGCTCATGAGTCCTTGCTGAAAATACATATTTCCAGTGGGTTCAATTGCAATCATACGCCTAATTTTATCGGTTTTTGGAACAGTTGTAGCACGCGATCCATCTACTACATGGTACTTTTCCTTTTGGGGAAACACGCTGTTCAAATCTTGAACAGCTTCTGCTAGACGAGTGTCATAGCAGAAGTACCGGTCGAGTAGAGCGGGAATACGCTTAGTACAAGATATAGGAAAGGTCAGCTTACGTTCTACCGATGTATCATGGTAGGGCACGCCGATCGAGGTCCCAGAAGAGTTTTTACACTCGCGGAACCATTCTTCCTCTACAAAGGGTGTTAAAATTGATCTTACGATCAACTTAGCACGTAATAGAATATCATTACGAGTTGAAAGAGAACATAGAGAGCTACGCTTACCAGGGAGATCAAGATGATCCTCCAGATAACTAGCCATATGTTTATTAGTAGTGAGAAACTTATTAAAGGTTTCTTGCTCCATTTCATCTTCCAATTCTCCTTTGTTAAATCCTACATACTTTTTAAAGTATGCAAGCTTTTGAGCAGTCTTATACTGTTTTAAAGCGTTAGGGTATGTCGAGTACGACAAGTTTAACACACCCAGGTCGCGATTCATGTTTTGACTTAGTTTTGTTGAAACATCATCAAAAGTAGAAAGAGCAAATGTTTGCTGTTTAGATTTTTCTACTGGTAACTTCATTGGAATCTCCTTTTTGAAGTTAGGTTATTTCACTGGTATAACGGTTCGAGCGCGACATCCATCACAACTAAGATAAGTTGAGAAGATAACGCATCGTGACCTATAAGTACGAAAGGGAATGTAGCGAAGAGATACCTCTTGAGAAGAGATATATTCACTACAAGCCCAATCATATTTAATACCCATGTTACGACATTGCTAAGTTTGTAAAAAACTCGGTAAAGTCGGCATCTGTGCAAGCCTGTGCGACTAGGTTCAACATCTCTTGCTTTTCGGCAACAGTTGTCTGACCATCCGCAGAGAGCTTTAACTCGATTGTGTCCACACTTACATTACCGTTAGATAATGTACGAGGAACATTAAGTCGAATCGAAGCTCGCGCCTGAGTGAATCCACCTGGAGCAGTAGCACTGGTCTTAGGACCAGATGCATTACATACTAACGATCTACGGGTATTCAATTGAGTATCCGTAGAAACATAAAGTATGTTCTGCCCAGCTGTGTTACCTTGAGATACAAAACTCAAGGCAGTACCGCCAGTAGCAGCATTCATAGTGGCGCCTTCAATAAGCGCCGCGTTGTTTAAAGACATATTGTCTCCTTTTTTCTTTGGTTTATGTAGTTATTTAAACCCTAGGAAGGAAATTCCCAGAGCCAATAAGTCTACTGTTGAAGTAACGTCTTTCACAAGTTTCGCCAGAGTAACCGGCGGAATTGCGTCAGACAGTGTTGGTGCCCATGGATTACGTATGTAATCAAACGTGCGCTCAAACTGGTCAGGCCCGGAAACGGACCAATCAGAGGGAGCAGCACGAGGGTCAGTGACGTCAGTGTATCGGTAGGTTATTTTCCTACTTCTACGCTGTGTTACCCATGCAGCAAGGATCTTGATGTCAGGATCCGCAAGGTTTGTGACGGCTTTAATAGCAGAAGAGATATCAATTACTCTATCTACCATAAAGCTCAATCGCACAACATTCCATAAAGTAACTGGAATGTCTTTGTTGCGAAGTCCATATTTGAAACGAAAGCCTTCAACAGGATTGGATACTTTGTAAAGTATACCAGCCCTGATGTCAGCTTCTTGATCATGCTTCCACTTACTGTGGAGGATGAGACTGTTACTAAGAGTAGTGTCTTTGACACCATCTTCGTGAGAGTCCGTTTCATACTTGCCACGAGATGTCATTCTAGGGGGTCGAACCGCCGGGGTGTGATTATACGCTTCCATTAGATCCATTAAGGACCTAACAAAGGGCGAAATCACGAACCGAGTTTCCAACCATAGATTAGACATCTCTGTAGCCAACCATTTTGCTTTATCAGCTTTCGAAAGATGCTTGAGACGAGAAGCTTTACGCTTCAGTTTCTTAACTTCCTTCTTATACCGACGAGCTGCTTTTTCAAAGCTATGAGCACGCCTTTTCAACCACACGAAAGTGGATGAAAGTTCGGCCAAATCTTCTGCAAAGCTATAAGGTGTAGGGTCAATATTTGCCAAAGCATGAAGCTTAGCAATACTGATTCCATCTGAATAATCAGTAGCCGAGAGGCTACCGTAGGCATTAAAGTTTTCATGCCAATTCAGAAATATACTACCAGTTAATGTTACCGATCCAGCGCCTGGGTTTCCGATAGAATCGGAATTACTCGAGCTCTCTGGGTTTGATAACTCAACTACACGCATGGTTACAGGATTGTTAATAATAACACCCTGAGCCATCTTACGCCTGTGAAAAGGCGTAACAACGTCCGTCATGGTACTAGTCAGCGAATATTTAATTTGCTCACCTTTGTCATTAACGGTGTCGGAAGCCTTCGAAAGAGTTGTCAAAGACATCACTTCTAAGCCTTCGACCGTTGTACGTGTTCTAGTCATATTGATACCTTATTCGGGAATACCCGAGGTTGTAGTTTCAAGAAACAAGAA